ATCGCTTTTTTTGTCTGGTCGGCACTTGATCCTTGGATCAACCTGTTTAGTGCCTTGTATGTAAAGGCACGTTTAATGGCAGCTTTGCCACCATATTCTTTCGCTGCCTTTTCTAAAGGCAGTGCTTTATTATAACCGTATGACTTAGGTTCCCACATGTCAAACCTACACTTGCGGCCCAGCCATGTTCTTATGTGTCCATTGTTCTCAGCCTGCTTCATGGCAAGGTCAGCCATACCTTTTACGAATGGCACCTTGTCATGGTACTGACCCAACAATCCTTTGGCTTCTTCTTCTGTAATGTCCATCACACCAGCCAGCTTGCCACGCCCCATGCCGTACATGATGCCAAGGTTTACAGTCTTTGCCTGCTTACGGCTGATGCCAGCAATGTCCGCCACCATCTGATGAAAGTCAGCGTCACCGTCTTGGTACATCTGCACCACATCATCAATCTGTGGGTGACGATTTGCACCTTTTAGTGTAGAACAATAGTGAGCAAGCCAGCGTGGTTCCTGTGAGGCGTAGTCAAACGACCCCCACTTGCACCCCTCTTCAGGAATAAACAAACCGCGAATCATCGCCTTGATTTCTGGGTCTCTCGCCGGAATTTGCTGGAGGTTGGGGTTGGACGAAGAAAATCGTCCTGTAACTGTGCCCCCTTCATCTGAACGAAGAGGATTAAAATCACAATGAATACGACCATTATGCGAATGTTCAAGTATTGTTTCAATAAATGTTGTGTTGGCTTTGTTAAACTCACGAAGGCGCACAATCTTCTGCGCCAGTGGGTGCTCATGGTTTGCAAGAAATTGTTTTGTAAAGGACGGAGCATCCGTATTTTTTGTCCTCTCATAGGTCAGCCCAACAGCGTCGAACGCCTTTGCTATAGATGTAGCAACCCAAGGCTCAACCCTGACTTGGGTGATATCCTTTATTTCCGTAAGTAAAGCATTCTCACGTTTCTGTAATTCTTTCTGAACCTGCTCTGCTTTGTCAACATCCACCCGTACACCACGGGTCTTCATATCCAAAAGCACAGGCAACAGGCTCGACTCAAGATTAAATATACCAGTGCACTCATCATTAACAAGGTCACCGCGTAACCTATCCCAAAGACGTAAGGTCACCGCCGCGTCCTGTTCCGCATACCGCCCAACAAAGGTGGAGTCTAGTTTCCACATACCACCCTTGGGGTCCACGCCATACATATCAGCCGCAGACCTCAACATCTTTTCGTTCTTCCATTCGCCCAGATATTCACCAGACAAAGAGTTCAAATTATAATATCGTCTATTCTCGTTTAGAAGTGGCGCAGCTATCATCGTATCAATAATCTTGCCTTGCACTTCAATGCCTGCCCAACGCAACCAGCCAAGGTCGTACATACAGTTGTGCATAACCTTTTCTATGTGCGGTGTAGCCAACTGCTTTTTCAACCAGTTGACAACTTTTTTCTCTGGTAGGTTACCAGACTCATGGCGGACAGGAAAGTAGCCAACAAAATCTCCAGCGGCAATGGCATATCCTATGACATACCCATCGTCACGACACCAGCCTGGACCTAGTGTAGTCAGGTTTGGGTCTCTTGTTTCCAAGTCAATAGCTATTCTTTCACAGCCCGTTAGGTCTGGAAAGGTGGACGGCGGTAACCAGCTTTCGCTTTCTGGGTCAAACAAATCAACTTTCATCGTTTATAATCTCCCCGCCTAACGCGGCGTAGCCTATGATATCCACCCATGAATCATCTTTGCTAATGTCTTCTGCCAGACGTGCCAGCTTCAGGCCCACCATACAAGCCACAACTTCTTCAGGACTGATGTCACGTTTTAGTATGATACCCCATATCTTTGCTATCCGCTCGTGATTCATCTTTGCCGGACCATACTCCTTGGCCCTCGGACCGTTGATTAAAGTTTCGGCTGTATCTAGAAAAAATTTTCTATCTTTCATGTTGCAAATCCATATTGTGATTGTGACTCGATTATATGCAGAGCTTTCTTGGCACGAGTCATACCAACATAGAACGTACGAATTTCGCCGTCCTGATCTTCGCTTTCAGCGCAAGCTCTAGATGAATCTAAAAGAAGAGCGACGTTATCCGCCTCGCCACCCTTTGCTTTGTGTATTGTTGATATCTTGATCCTCGGCTTGTCCGTCAGGATCTTCTCCCCCCTCTGTCGGGCAGAGGTAATGTATATTCTCTCCCGCTCTGCCACTTTCAATACTTCGTACCAAGGCTTCTCTTTCAAGTCGCTGATAGAGAAGTTCTCTTTTATGTCGTCGAGAAGGTAGGGAGTTTCGTTGTCGAGGGTGGCTAGTTTCTTCCTTCCAGATTTGACCACGATATCCGACTTCAATAACGTGGATAATGTTTTCAGTTCCGTCGCTGTAGCTGTTAAACCTTTGCATAATTTAAGCCATACCTCTATTCCAGTTAGTACATTGGGTGAGATGGACCAACCAGAACCCTCGCGCCAGAACAGGTAACCCTGCTCCTTGAGGTCTGCTGCAATCTTGTTTGCGATGTAATTTGTTCGAGCAAGGATCAGCCACTCGCCGCCGTTTAGATTGAGGTCCATGATATCGTGATGCCAGACAACTTGCCCAGCCTCACTTACAGGGGACCATACTTTTGGCTGACGCACAACCACTCGATTTATTAGAGAATCCGCAATGTTATAGATGTTTCGCGGAAGACGATATGACTTATCTAACACCGTCTTATGGTCTGATGCATTAAGAAAATCTCGCACGTCTACACCCATCCAAGAATAGATACACTGGTCATCGTCACCTGCAAAATAGATACGCTTTGCCCGTGGCTTCAACACCTCATGAACCATGCGCCACTGTAACGGGGCCAAGTCTTGTGCCTCATCGACTATCAGGACCTCCAACCTCGGTCCTTCACCCTGTGCTATAAAGTCTTCAATCATGTCTACAAAGTCAAGCTTACCCGTGTCGCGCTTATAATCGCGGAGCACCTGCTCTGCAACTTTCACCTGTTGATAGTGTAAGCGTCTATTGTTGGTGTCACTAAACTGTTGTTCGAGACTGACTCCACGCACCCTAGCTAACTGAATCATGGACAGATAAGCATCCCCACCCTTGCCCGGAGAAAAGAGTTGCCCATCTGCCATGCTTAGAGAAGAGTTGGAGGAAAACTCTAAGCCCAGTATGTTGCCAAGTTGCGTGAAGTCAGAACCCTTCAACACCCGCTGACTGTTAAGTCCCAGATACTGAAAAGCCATTGAGTGTAGGGTACGAAACCAAACCATCTGATCAGGGTTCATACTCAAAGCAGATGCCGCACGAGTCCGCGCTTCATCCGCCGCCTTACGGCTGAAGGACACGAACGCTATGTCCTCCGGCCTTGTACCATCTTCAAGTTCCTGCTTGACGATAGATATAAGCTTGGTTGTTTTGCCTGTGCCTGGTGGCCCAAAGATTGTGGTCTGCATTAGAACGGCACCTCACTTTCAAGTTCGATACTTGGAACTTGGACCTCGGTGTTAAACATCGGGACCCACCAGACTCTCATTTGTTTTGAGTCACCCTTTGTTGTGTTAAACCTTTTATGACCATTGGCTGTGCCGTTATCGTTTAATTCTTTCAGTCGCTCCTGAATCTGACCACGGCTGTAACTGTCAAACTTTTGGTTGCGTAGAAACTTGAGTAACGCTTCTAGCTTGAAGTAGGTCATCCCCTCTTCATCGTCCGTAAAGGGCTTACCAAGCGCGATCTCTTCGGCAGACTGGGCTTGTACCCGACCGTCACAGAACGCCTCTAGCAGGTCCATAAACTGGCCTTTATAGGTAAGTTCTTCTGGCACATCTATCTCACTCATGCCATCCATCAACATGGACACAACTTCTTGCCAGTCAGCTACCTTCATCATCGGTGGCATGACATGAATCTGTTCCATGCAGGCTTTCTGGAAACGCTGTGGTGTTTGCAGGTCATCGGTTGTCAGTTCAACACGACGACCGCCCACATCACAGAACCACACGGGCGGCTCAGACTTGACCACACATAATCCGGTAATCTCCACATGCTGAATGTGGCTACCTATTCCACATGCTTTTGTTTTGCAGAGGCTCTTGTTGCAGAACGACTTGAGTGGCTCTTGATCACAGGGGAAACCATATTCCTTCTTCTCGTGTTGAGACTGAATAGTGACGATTTCAGAAGCTGGTAAAGGGGGCGTACAGTATTTAACATTAATTTCTTCAAGACGTTCTCTCCACTTTTCAGGTTGTTCTTTCTTGGCACCGACGGCGGCAGCGAACATAACTGTATTGCGTGTACCTTCTGGTATGCCCTGACTAAACATATGCGACAGACACGGTGCCCACTGATCGAACTCATTGACAGGTTCACCAAGCTGTAGCTTTTCAAAATCTTTGGGGTTGGTTCTTCTGGCTTCTACTATACCCAGAAATTCGGTAAGGTCCGCTTCGTCTCCGTCTTCTTTGACAGCGTAACGCATCGTCTGTTCCGCATCAAAGTACGGAAGGTTAATGAAGTTTCCAACATCGCCACGCTCGACAAGAATCTCTTCTTGCTTCGGGAATATTTCGCAGCCACCGTATCCAAGGTAGGCAGCAATCTCCGTGGCTTTGTCACGGAAAACACCTGCACTAAAAAATTCTGTAAAGAAGAAAAA